AGAAGACTGTAGTAAATACGACGCTGTTCTCTGGCATATACCTGTACCAACTCTTAACAAAGATAATGCAGACATCACAGCATGGTTAGATTTGTACGATCACGGTAGCAAAAACATTGCTATTATACACGATGGCAATTTGCCCAAGTTGTATCCACACCTTATCTCTGTTTCAAAACATTTTCATGCTGCTGTATGCGTTCATGAAAGTGCATATAACTCCGCAAAGTATTTAAATATTCCACGCAAACTAATCTTAAACCCATTTAAAATACATGGAGATTTTGGTTTAGATTTTGATGACCGTGAAGGTGCGTTAGCTATTCAGATATTCAAGGCATGGAAACGAGTAGATACATTAATTCGTGCTGTACCATTTATACAAGAGCCTAACAACCCAACGAAAACTATCGTTCGTGTTGGGGGAGCAGGTATTGAATATAGATACATGACAAGTAAAGATAAATGTAAACCAAAATATTTTGATGCACAGGGCAATCGTATATGGGAAGTCGCTTTAGCTAATGGTATGGTTTATCATGGTGTAGTTCCAAACGAGCAAGTGCTTCATTTACTTGGCATGACAAAATTACAAATAGATCCTAGTTTTTCTAAAAAGTATTCTGGGTATGGAGCTCATTTTAACCGCACAACGGTAGAAGCAATGATTAAAGGTGCAGTGCCAATGGCTACAGACTTGGGTATGAAAGACAGCCAGATATTTAAGTCTGGGCAAAACTACATAGAAATACCACACACCGCTACCCCTGAAGAGTTTGGGGATATTGTAAACGAGGGATTGAGCAATAAGCAACAATGGGAAACAATACGACATAATAACCTTGGATTGTTAAATAAGTTTGATATGCGAAACGTAGCACAAGAATATGCAGACATCGTGACCCAACCTACACACTTTCTTGAAAAAGGCGAGCCACAACAAAATATTAGCCTTGTTGCAGATTGCAATAAGAACCTAAAGTTTTTTGGGTTGCCAGAGCTTTCGATACTAGTCGAGCAACGTATTCAAGCAAGTACAGGGGTAAACCTAGCTAATTATAATAACAACCATCGAGGAGGTTAAAATGCGGTCGATATATGTAAGAAATGTAAGTGAGGCATTGTACTTAGGCAAACTAGCGTTAGAAGAAGAAGGGGTGAAAGTACAAACTCGTAATGGTACAGCTTTAGAGTTTCCTACTCCTGTAATGACAACGTACACACACAGCCGAGAACGAGTATTGTTTTATCCACAACGAGATGCCAACCCATACTTTCACTTCATGGAATCTTTGTGGATGTTAGCAGGGCGTAACGATGTACAATGGATCAGTCAGTTTAACGGCAGAATAAATACATACAGCGACGATGGTGAGTATTTCCATGGGGCATATGGGTTTAGATGGCGTGAGTGGTTTGGTGAAGATCAATTATTAACCGCTGTTTATAGGTTGAAGAAATACCCAAATGATAGAAGAACTGTTATAGGTATGTGGGATCCATGGGAAGACTTACAACAAAACAACGACGGTAAAGATTATCCTTGCAATACACAGATATATTTTTGGGCTCGTAACGGTAAACTAAATATGACCGTAGCTAACCGCAGCAATGACATGATATGGGGGGCATACGGAGCCAATGCGGTGCATATGTCCTTCTTGTTAGAATACATGGCAGGAATGTGTGGATTAAAAGTGGGTGTATATAATCAGTTCAGCAATAATTTACACGCTTACGTTGAAACTTTGGAAAAGTTACGAATGATAGTAGCAGGACAGGGTGAGTATGAACCGTATCTTACTATAGCAGATGATGGATTAAGTTACGATCCACCTGATTTAATAGATAACCCTGCTACATTTGATATGGAGTTGAGTCAGTGGTTTAAAAGGTGGGGGGGAGACAACAACAGTATAAAAACAGAAATGAGTTACAACACAGAAGTAACAGATACGCTTTTAACGAACGATTACTTAAATACAACAGCAACGCCTATGATTAAATCTTGGAAAGCATGGAAAACTAAAGGCAAAAACACCATGTTTATGGAAGATGCAATGATGGAAGCAACCGCAATTAACGATAGGGCATGGCGTAAAGCTTGTCTTGAATGGCTAGAAAGGAGAGCGTAATGGGTTCATACCATGAAGACTTGTTGAAATTAGAAAAAGACCCTAATGTACAGTATAGTGAAATGATTACAATCGTAGAACAAGTGGCACAAAAAGATGTTACAAAGCTACACAAGGCAGAGCAAAGTTATGGAAACAGTTGGAAACAAAGAGGTGGCGTAGGTGCGTTTATGATGCTTGCCCGAAAGTGGGATAGACTTGAAAAGCAAGTAAATGAAAGTAACTACGACATCTTCCATGCTGCTGAAAAAGACACAAGACCTGAAGGTATCTTGGATGATATACAAGATTTACGCAGGTATCTTATGTTGGTTGAAGCAGAACTTATTCGGAAGGAAACAACGAATGACCAAGAGCCAGACCTCTTCCTTGAAGACAGATGCGAATGGAAAACTGGATGAAAAGCTAGTTGCCGTTTGTGAATGTGGGGTTACGAAGGAGGTTACTTTTCGCAATTTGAAAAACAAGTGGGCTAAATGTCATAAATGCAACCAACCGATGAAAGTGAAAAGCAATGCAGTTTCCTTTATTTCAACCCCCGACTGAATGGGTTATTCCTGATGGTTATCCAGATCTTAGTCACGCCAGAGAAGTAGCTATAGATTTAGAAACTCGGGATCCTAACCTTACAACGATGGGTTCAGGATGGGCTAGAAAAGATGGACATATTATAGGTATCGCCGTAGCAGTAGATGGTGACCAATGGTATTTCCCAATACGACATGAGTTAGGTCCTAATCTTGACCCCAAATTAACAATGAGGTGGTTACAAGATGTGTGTTCAAAAAATCGTGATTATATTTTTCATAACGCTCCTTATGATGTTGGGTGGCTGCTCGCAGAAGGTGTGTATGTCAAAGGAAGAATCGTGGATACAATGGTCGTTGCACCCTTGTTAGACGAAAATCGTTTTAGTTATGCTTTAAACGCTATTGGCAGAGATTACTTGCAAGAGCGTAAATCAGAAAAAGAACTACGAGAAGCAGCAGAAGCGTTTGGGGTCAATGCTAAAAGCGAGATGTTTAAACTCCCTGCTGCTTATGTAGGAGCTTACGCAGAACAAGATGCAGCTTTGACCTTACGGTTGTGGACATACTTTAAAGGATTAATAATAAAAGAAGATATCGGTGATATTTTTGACCTTGAATTAAAAGTATTGAAAACGATTATACCTATGCGTGAAAGAGGTGTTCGGGTAGATTTAGAAAAAGCCGAGCGTATAAAAATTGATTTAGAGCAACGTGAAAAGAAGTTGATTGCTGAGATTAAAAAACAATCGGGTATAGGTGTAGAGTTATGGGCTGCTGAAAGTGTATCAAAAGCATTTGACGCATTAGGGTTAGAGTATAACAAAACAGAAAAAACAGGAGCACCAAGCTTTACTAAAGGATTCTTGGCAAACCACCCACACGAAATACCAAAAATGATTGTAGAAGCTCGTGAATTTAATAAGGCACGAACTACCTTTGTAGATGCCATACTAAAACATCAGGTAAATGGGCGTATCCATGCAGAGCTCCACCCCTTACGTTCTGACGATGGTGGTACAGTCACAGGACGATTTAGTTACAGCAATCCTAATTTGCAACAGATTCCTGCTAGGCATGGCGAAATTGGTCCAATGATACGCAGTTTATTTATACCCGAACAAGACACAATATGGGGGGCGTTCGACTACTCTAGCCAAGAACCACGCATAGTTGTGCATTACAGCAAGCTCATGGGCTTCAGAGGGGCTTCTGACTTTGCAGAGCAATACAATGTAGACGCACGAACAGACTTCCACCAAATGGCAGCCGATATTGTAGGTGTTCCTCGTAAACAGGCTAAAGATATTAACCTTGGATTGTTTTATGGCATGGGGTCTAAAAAGTTAGCTGCAAGTTTAGGCTTGGAGTTTGAAGATGCAAAAGAGTTGTTTGCTCAATATCATGAAAAAGTACCTTTTGTAAGAGAGTTAAGTGATTACGCTATAAACAGAGCGAGCCAAAAAGGTGTGATTCGTACTGTGCTAGGCAGACGCTGTAGGTTTGACAAATGGGAACCAAACAAGTATGGTAGTTGGAAACCAATGACTTACCAAGAAGCTTACGCCGAACATGGTCCTGCAATCAAACGAGCGTTTACTTATAAAGCTCTAAACAAGTTGATCCAGGGAAGTGCTGCCGATCAGACTAAAGCTGCGATGGTTGCTTTAGCTGATGAAGGTATACTTCCCATGATTCAAGTACACGATGAACTAGATGTCTCCGTAGAAAGTGAAGACCAAGCTAAGAAGATTACGGAGATAATGCAAGATTGCGTCAAACTAGAAGTACCCTCCGTAGTCGACGCAGAGTTTGGACCAAATTGGGGGGAAGCAAAACAAACATTCACGGAGAAACCATGGACAAGAGGATTAAAAGACAACCACAGCGAAATGAAAACCTAGCCAAGCTACACGCCAGACTTAAAGGTGGTCACGTTGTTCGTTATCACACACGACCAGAGTTAGGTAATGGGCAGAACGTCGCTGCTCATACTTGGAGGGCGATAGTTATACTACAAACCCTTTACCCTGATGCAAGCAAGAACTGCATTTTACATTTGTTGTATCACGATGTTGCAGAAGCCGAAGTAGGAGATGTACCTGCTACGACTAAATGGAACTACCCCGAAATAAATAAAATGATGGTAAAAGCTGAAAAAGCTTATGAGTTGTCTATTGGCGTGGGCGACATAGTACATAAAATCACTGAAGAAGACAAGAAAATGTGTGATATTGCCGACAAATTAGAGCTTGTATTGCATTGTTTTCGTTTGATGCAACAAGGGAATTGTATGGCAGAAGACGTTTTTTTACGAGGGTTAAGTTATTTACACAAAACGTACAAAAATGAATTGATTTTTAAACCTGTTTCTGAAATAATTAAAACATTGTGCGATGATATTTAGGAGCGGTTATGTTAATGGAAAAGGTTTTGAATGTAAAGGTTACTGTTGAAGAATTGTTGATTATTAGACAAGCAATACTTTCAACGTGTTCACATGATCCTCGTCAAGCTGAAATCATTCAAAACCTTTTTACAAGGATAGAAACTACATTGGAGGAAGAACAATGGTTGTAGGGTTTACTTGTGGAGCATTTGATTTATTACACGCAGGTCATGTATTGATGTTGCAAGAGGCAAGCGAAGTATGTGATTTTTTAATTGTGGGGTTACATATAGACCCAAGTGAAGAACGTCAGTGGAAAAACAAACCTGTGCAATCTGTTCACGAACGGTTCATACAATTAGAAGCTCTTAAATATGTTGATTACATACTCCCTTACCACACAGAAAAAGATATGCACGAGTTGTTGCAAATACTTAGAGTCAACGTGCGTATCGTAGGCGAAGAGTATAGAAACCAAACACTTAGCGGACAAAACTTACATGAAGAGCTCGGTATAAAATTATACCACAATAGCCGTGGACATAAGTTCTCCTCGACCGAATTGCGAGACCGAGTAAAAAGAGCAAATAAGAAAAGTCATATGAATTAAACCATAGTATTGTAAATAATGAATATATTTTTACTTGACTATAACCATGAAACGTGTGCTCAGTATCACTGTGACAAACACGTTGTAAAAATGCCACTAGAATCTACTCAGATGCTCAGCACTGTTCATTGGCGACACAATGCCGAAGGACCATATTTAGCTGTTCATCAAAAACATCCCTGTACGCTATGGGCAGGACAAACAGTAGAAAACTACAAATGGCTCTGGCGTCTGGGCATTGCTCTATGCAAAGAATACACTTTCAGGTATGAAAAGACCCATGCTTGTGAAAGAGTTCTTGCCATGTTGCGATGTCCCCCTGTAGAACTTACAGCAAGAGGAGTAACAAAACACCCTCAGGCAATGCCTGAAGAGTACAAAACACCGAGTTCGTTACTTGCTTATCAACAATATTACATCGGTGAGAAAACGAGGCTATGCACATGGAAAAAAAGAAAAGTCCCCCCATTCATGGAGGAAATAATGTTGTCCCATTCACGAGAGAAAAAAGATCCCATTCAGCCGAGAAAAACGTCAACATAGAATATAACGAGGTTGATGTTCTTATCTGTTCGCTCTGTGGAGACAATTCTTTTTTCTTACTCAATGATCAAACAGGACAAATCGGCTGCTCATCATGCGGATATTTGACAGGAACTTACTGGACACTGAAGAAAAACGATGATTTACAAAAATAACGTGACGAGCAAATAAGACAAATTGATGCTTATCAATACTTACTGCTGTGGTACTATATAGTATAGACATTCCGCAGAAAGGGGATATTATGGCAAACTATGAAAAAACCGCAGTCGATAAAGCGATTGCAACATCTAAAAAGCCCATTAGCAAAAAAGAGGCGAAACTCATTCACGCATTGCTAAAGGGACATAAAAAATGAAACTAACTAAACCACAATCCAAGTCTTTGCTCCGCAAGTGGCAACAAGACTGCCAAGGGCTCTCGTTCCTTGGTTTCCGTAAACTTGTACAATCTACTAATTTTATGGACGACGCTGTTGTCGTAAAATGGTGCAATATGTTTCTCGCTATAGAAACTGATGGTTACACACACTCATAGAAAGGAGTTACACATGAAACCACAAGCAGACGCATATGTATTTAACGAGGGCAAATCTCGTACAATACTACATTATGCAGATATCAACCAAGCCTACATCGTATACCGTGAAGACGGTTTACATACCGATTCCCCCATACAGGGGAACGTAAGAGTTCACAACCAATTTAGCGATGCTAAAGCCGATTATGACGGTAGGGTTGCAGCGATTAAACACATGGATAGATTTATAAACAAAGTCGAGCAAGAAGCTGATGAGCTTTTTGGCTCAGACGAAATGTAAGGAGATTACAAATGTTATCAGCTGATTTGCAAATGTTCACGGGTACAGAACAATGGTTCCGTCACCCACTGAGCTCTAATTTTATGTACACTGACGGTGTAAAGTTCTTTGCTGAACACTGTGGAGGAGGTGCTTACTGGTTTCTAGATATACTAGCTACCGAGCTTGCCGACTTGCAGGAAACAGAAGAGTTTATGTCTATCACACTAAATGTTGTAGACAGTTCTGCAAAAATAATTGCCGACGATGGTAACGGTAATGTACTATGGACACGCACCATAGACTTTACAGATGCTGAGGAAGGTACATGGAAATTCTTTCTTACTAACAATGTCTTGCTACTACCAAGTGAGTATTAAGAATGGAGCTACATAACAAAATAAGACACGGCAGTCCAGAAGATCGGGGCAGTGCTGATAGATATTATGGTCGCCCTATGCAACCTCACTATTTTGAAGGAGCAACACATCAATCAAAAGAAGTTACCAAAGAAAAAATGACGGAAAAGCAAATAAACGAATACGTCAAAGCATACGAGAACGAAACAAACAGGAAAATTTGGTAATGATAAACACAGCATTGATGTGTCTTGCCTTAAATATTTATTTTGAGGCAAGATCCGAACCAGTCCAAGGACAAATAGCAATAGCGGAGGTCACTCTTAACAGAGTGGCTTCTACTGATTACCCTGACGATGTATGTGGCGTAGTCTTACAAGAAAATAAAGACGGTTGTCAATTTAGTTGGTGGTGCGACGGGAAGTCAGACCAACCAAGTGAGCATACCTCTTTACGAACATCTAAAGCTCTCGCTCAGCTTATGTTAGAAGAAGGTGAGTACATTACAGTTATTGGCGAAGATGCAATACATTACCACAACGATGAAGTCTACCCATATTGGGCAGATGATATGCACAGAATACGAAGGATCGGAAAACATATATTCTACAAGACGAAGGATAATGATGAACCCTTGCGTCCTCTACCAAGACCTCAAAGCATTACAGAACTAAAAAGATAAATTGACACTTATCATTAATATTATCTTGCGGTACAGTAATTGTACTAAACCACAACCGATTACTCAAGAAAGGGGTATATCATGAACCAGAAAGAATCAACAAATGGGTTATCTAATATTTCTACTGATACTAATAGGGATAGCGAGTCTGCTTTTCCGACTTTAGCAGGACAAGTCGCTGCCGATTGCGAAAACTTAGGCAATACACTCCGCAAACTTGCAAACAAGACTCTTGCAGTTGAAATCACCAACGCTAAAAACGCAAGTGATAGACATATACTTATTGATGCTATACAATCTGCCTTGCGTGAAGACGAAGCTTTGCGTGACGCACTATGGGGCGAGTTCCAACCTCAAGTGCAAGAGCTTATAAAACAAACCATGCGTGAAGCGAGTGTAGATATTGACGCTAATGTTGAAGTCAACTCCGCTTCGTTGAGGGTGTAATATGAAAACTACTCACACTATCGCCGAAATACGAGCAACGATAAATACATTGTTGAACGTATGCGAAAAAGAGTTTCACTTAGAACATGAAGTCTCTGACATTCCTGCTCGGGAATACGACGACAGTCGTAATCTAGGTGTACTGACATTTACTCTAGCTACAATCTGTTTCAACAACCCAGAAGCTCTCAAACGCTTGGAAAAAAGAGTAACTGACATTACTCGCCAAGTGCATATTCTCAATGCTAGTAAAAAAAGGAGGTCCAAAGCATGAGCAATCCACCACTCACTTTTCACATAGAAGAACACGTAGAAGATTATTGCCCTATGTGTCAGCCATTAGGCAAACCTGAATATGGGACAACTAAGATGCACCGCAATCTACCAACTCAGGTGCATTGGGTGCGAGCCACTGCCGAAGGCTTGCCAGATGACAAAAAATATGTCAAACTATGTTCAGATTGTTTGTATGATGCAAACAAGTCAGAAGAAGTTGAGGCAATATTCAAGGATGGCGAACCATGGATTCCTGAACGGTCGGGAATGTTTTTCATCCGTAGTGAACTAGGAGGTACAGATGAGCAAAGTAATCCCGAGTGATAAGTTTGTATTAAAAATCTTAGCCGAAAAAGAAAAAGGCTTGACGGCAAAACAAATCCAAACAAAACATGGCGTTACACCAAATCAATATAGGTACATCGTGTACACGCTCGCCAAAAAATTAAATGAGAACAGTGCGAATTTTGTTTCTGCAAAGAAAGCAAACACTCAACGACTCATCGCCCAGAAAAAGAAACAAGTGGAAAAAACCCATAAAAAACTCCAACCTGTCATCGACTCTACTAACGAGTACGTGAAATCAACTAAGTCAGCTCAATCCGTAACCGTGAGCGTTGCCTCCGCTACAGGGGCAAATGCCGATGTTTGGGAGCCTATGCAAAAAACAGTTGATTATTTCTATGGTGAAAAAGAAAAGAAAACTCTCTGGAAAAGACTTGTGTCAAAAATCTTTTTCTGGTACAGTAAAAAAGCATAAGCTCACCTCCCAAGTTATATGCTTCAAACTCTCTGCCCTCTGATTGTTCCTTTCCGATCAGGGGGCTTTTTTATATATTATCTGGACTTTGCTATATAGGGGTAAATGATGGATGGGACTCTTTTTGTTTTTAGTGATTTGATAATATACAATATCTGACTATACACATATATTCAATGAGTTAGCATGGATTATGACTCTCTGACTCCGATATCTTGATCACAATAGATCAGTACCTTCGTGTTCGCGCGATTTCAAATGAGGGCTGTTTTAAAATGGCTACTTTTCTTTTTCCCTCCTATTTAGTAAAGTGGTCCCATCATAACGAGAAGGAAACTCAAAATGCCTCTTGCAAAAGCTACTCACAAACCTACTATCAATGTCGTCGCTAATCCTCGTGTAGAGAAAGGAATCACTCCGAAACAAGAGGAGTTTTGTAGAATCTACGTTTGTGAAGACATTAGCCAGACTGAGGCTGCTGTGCGAGCAGGATACTCTGTGAAATCTGCCCATGCCATTGCATCACAATTACTCAATGGGCAACGGTATCCTCATGTTGTGCAAAGGATAGGCGAACTAAAAGGTGAGTTGTCAAAAAAATACGAGGTAAGTTTTGAAGGACACGTTAAAAAACTAGCCGAGATACGTGACGCAGCCATGACTGGAGGAAACTTCGCAGCAGCAGTCGCAGCCGAAAAGTCTAGAGGACAAGCAGCAGGGATCTATATAGATCGTAAAGAAATCCTCCATGGACGTATTGATCAAATGGACAGAGAACAAGTTATGAAAGAAATAGAGCGTTTGCAAAAAGAGTTCCCTGCACTCGCAGCAGTAGCCGATGGCAATATGGTTATTGAAGGGACTGTGCAAAAAAAGATAACAAAAGACCCTGCTTGACAAATACCTGTGTTACAGTATAGTACGACAAATTTAACCAACCCGAAGAAAGGGGTTTTGATATGACTACTAAGTTTAGTGAGTGGACTAAAAAGTTAGGACAACAGCATTTTGCAATGGCTGATGGTACAGGCAGGACGCTTTGTGATATGCCAATGCTCGGCAATAATTATGCAAGTATCCTCGATCAAGAGGACAAAACACCTTGTAAGACGTGTGCTGAACGCATGGATTTTATTGTAACAGGGGAGCTCGTAGACTAATGGGTACAAAGCCCGAGTCACAGTTGTGGTATAAACTCCGTGATGGAACCAAAGATCTAGGTGTGTTTTGGACACGCCTAGAATCATGGGCAAGTCCTGGAGTGCCTGACTTACACGGCATCGTCAACGATCATCCGTTTTGGCTAGAAC